TCCAACTACGAGCTCTACGCCGACGTCTCCAATCGCGTGATGCGGACCATTCAAGGGATGGTGCCGGACCTGGAGGTGTACTCGATCGACGAATGCTGGGCGGACCTCACTGGGATGCCTGGCGACCTTGAGCCGCTCGGCCGGGAGATCCAGACGCGGGTGCACCGCTGGGTGGGCATCCCGGTCGGCGTCGGGATCTCGACCACCAAGACGCTGGCAAAGCTGGCTCAGTGGGCGGGCAAGACCTGGCGCGCGACCGGCGGGGTGGTGGATCTCACCGACGCGCTTCGGCAGGGACGCCTGCTGCCGCTGGCACCGGTGGGTGATGTATGGGGCGTGGGCCGCAAGCTGACCACCCGCCTGCAGGGGCTCGGCATCACCACCGCCCAGGACCTGGCCCGGGCGGATCTGCGGGTCCTGCGCAAGGAATTCTCTCGCGTGCTGGAGCGGACGGCGCGAGAGCTACGCGGCGAACAGTGGATGCGCCTGCACGAGGCGCCGCCGCTGAAGAAGGAGATCATCAGCTCGCGCATGTTTGGCGACCGGGTGTATCGCATCGAGGCGCTGCGCGAGGCCATGGCCACCTACGTCACTCGGGCGGCCGATAAGCTGCGTGAGCAGGGATCGCTGTGCTCCACGCTGCTGGTGAGCGTGCAGACCGGCCAGCACGAGCCGGAGGAGCGCCGCTACTACCGCAGCCTGGGCATCCAGCTCGCGCACCCGACCGATGACACCCGCATCTTGGTACAGGCCGCCCTGGCCGGACTCGACCCTATCTATCGGGAGGGCTACGCGTACTCGAAGTGCGCCGTGGTGCTGGGCAGCATCGTGCAAACGGATGAGTTCACGCCGGACCTCTTCGCCCCGGCTGGCCATGGTAGGCCCAGCGAGCTGATGCAGGTGGTGGACCGGATCAATGCCCGGTACGGGCGGGCGGCGCTGCACGTGGGGCGGGTGCCCGCCGATCCGGGGTGGCAGATGCGGCGGGAGCTGCTGTCGCGGGGGTATACGACGCGGTGGGGGGAGTTGCCGCGCGTTGGATAACGATACTGATCTCGAAATATAGATAGCGAGGCTATCTACCTCCGCCGATTTCCTCTGGATCTTCTGGTGTTTGTCGCTTGCTCAACTTTGGTAAGCATGAAGATGTAAAAGTTTGAGGAGAACATTCCTACCAGCACAGCAACCAGCGCTAGGGTGTAAAAAGATTTAGGATCGTCTGGGGGGATGGCTGTGATATTGATGTTTTGCTTCTCCAAGTGTGGTGCCAATATGGATAGCAATACTCCGCTTTTAATGCTGATCCATGAAAATATCGCCATTATTCCTGAGGAAATGGAGATTTTTATATTGTCCACTATGTTTGTGCTGCCGGAGAGTAAAATTTTGACAGATGACCCAAGTATTCCGAGTATGAGGGGGAGGAGTGATAGTAGAGCAAGGTTTACGAATTTATTTAGATAAGATATTACATCTTTATCGAGTTCGAAAATGTCAGGGTTTTTTTGTGAAACGAAGAAAAATGCGCTAGCTACGATTATGAAAAATAAGACAAAAAGCTGTTGAGCAAAGAAATCGACTGCGTTGTGTTTTTTAACATTCAAAACATCTGAGGGCATAACGTTTCATCCTTGATATTAGTTGGATCGGTTGCTTACTTTGATACGGTTCTTTTTCTAATTTTTTGAGTGGGCGATGTACAGTTTTAGCAGGGTTTGCTAAGGCTGGAATACCTGGAAATGTCCATTAGTGGATGTTCTGTCTTTTGTCTGCTGCGTTTATCGTATTATCGGGTGGGCTTCCGGTGGAAACGCGAAGCGTTATGTTAATTTAAAACTGGAAAACACTGCTAATAGGTATTGTTAGCGTTAGCTGCGTTAGCTACGTGTTAATTTTTGCAGGTCTTCCTTTGTCCATCTTTTTTTGTGGAAATCCTAGGACGCTTCTGTCGAGATATACACCAGTGTATCCTATTCTCGAGAGAAGCAGCACATATTGCATTGTAATGCAGCTGAATAGTCTAGAAAACATATTTTGAATATCGCTTTCCGTATTTGATAGTTTCTGCTCGGCATGGGCTGATTTGTTTCTAAGGTCAACATAGTGTTTGATCATGCTGCTAGTGACGATTCCTTGTTCTTTTAGCTTTTTCAATGCCTGTCGCGCGGAAGCATTTTTCATGTTTTTTATTGAGCTTTCAAGTCTTTGTTGTATTTCCTCGGAGAGCTCCATTTTAGAAATTTGCCTGATTACCATCTCTACCGAGTCATGTACTGATTGATCTTGGGTAGTAAGGCTAGGGTATAGCTCGTTTACTATGCCTTCAATGTAAACAGAGACGGGTAAGCAGGTTGTTTCTACACCCTTTTGCCAAGCAAGATAACATCCGCGCCAGTATTTAAAAAAACCATGATCAGTTTCTCTTCCGAGATGAAGGTATCCTTCTAGGAAGTTCACAAAATCAGGCTTAAAGCGGTTATCGTTAAACTTGGGAAATTTTCTGGAGTTGGTTTTTTCTTGGGGTGTATATATTTCGCAGTAGGACTTTGTAAGAATTCTTTTTTTGAAAAAAATGGGTTCTATGTATTTCCCGCTGTAAATAAAAATTGCGTGCATCAAAATGGTCGTATCTTTTTCGTCAAGTTCACTTTCAGAGCTGAATAATATTGATGTGGATTCTTGGCTGACAGAGAACTCCACGTTTATTTTATCAAATTGAGATGTTAGGTTTCCTGCTGATGGTCTGTATGGAAGATCTAGCTGTTCTGGTACAACGTACAGGATTGTCTGCTTCTGTGAGGGCTCATCGTGTTCGTATACGTATTTTATCGTCTTAGGATATGCTTGTATGGTGGCAACGTCTCCCGCGGCTCCGAAATAGCCGGAAGTGTTTATATCCTCTCTTTCTATCAGGAACTTTTCGCCCATATAGCTCGTTATTTCTATGTCGAAATAGTCATCATCTGAATAAAGTTTTCCTGGGGTGCGCTCATGGTTCGAGTAAATCCATCTAGGAACATTTTCGGTTGGGAATGCTTTTAGCGTCAGGCGCGAATCTTGGTTTTGACATAGCACGCCGGCGCCTGAAATTTTTGGACCCTCAGGTTCAGATCGGCGGCGAAAAGAGATTTCTAGGCAGTCCAAAGAAAATTTATTGGCTAATAGCTCTGGGGTTGGATTGAGTATGTTTTTCATTGTCAGGCAATATTTCTAAAATTTTAAGGGGATTTTGCTTATATCTAAGCGCTGTGCAGTCGTAGATCATCCTCAGCTCGGACTGTTCCCAGTCTGCATCCTTTTCCACTCTCGCTCCACTGCTCGCTTCGCCGTCGCCTTGGTGGCGTAGAGGTGCCTGAGCCGTCGCGGCTTGCTCTGGTCGCCCTCGGTGAGGGTGTGCTCCTTGCCGGTCTTGGGATCACGGTAGTAGGCGATGATGCCGGTGTAGTCGCTCTGGATCTCGTCGACCAGGTCGGCGACCAGGTCTTCCGGCAGCTTGGCTTCCAGCTCCAGGCGCGTGGTGTAGCCGCCGTCTGCGGTGAGGCTGTGCTGTACGTTCCCCCCGTACCAGATGATGGCATCGATCTCGGCCTTCACACGCTGAAGGGTGTAGGTGAGTTCGGGCATGAGCTCCGGGCGGCCCAGGGCGAGCTGGTAGGTGAGGGTGGCGGTACCGCGTTGCAGGCGATTCCACTCGGCCCGGGCGGCGCGCAGTGCGGAGAGCTCGTCAGTGTAGGTGTGGCGTAGATCCTTCACGTTCTCGCCGCCGCCGGCGATAGCCTCCTGCTTCTTGGCGCTGTTGACGTCGTAGTAGAAGGCACGGACGGCGTCGTAGCTCTCGCGGTCGGCCTGGAGGTAGCTGTGCTGGTCGCCGTCCTGGCGGGTGAGGGTGACGTGGCCCAGATCGGCGCCGCTGACCGCCTTGCCGCCGCCGGCCGGGAGGAACAGCAGCCGGCCCGCTTTCACGGTGGCCACCGCATCATAGTCCTCGCCCAGGCGGGTCAGCAGGTTGGCGTCCGATTCGCCGGTCTGGTCCAGTTGCAGGATCGGCTGCGCCTCGAGGTCGGGCGCGATGAGCGGGGTGAGGCCCTGGCGCGTGGCCAGGACGCGCAGCACGGCGCCTAGGGTGGTGGCGCTGTAGCTCTGGTCCCGTTTGGTCTTGAGGCCCTTGCGCAGGTCAGCGCTGCGGGCGCGGATGCTTAGCACGTCGGGCGCGCCGCTGTGCTCGGTCTCGTCGACGATGTAGCTGCCCTTGTCGATCAGGCCGGTGGTGGACCAGCCCAGCCAGAGGCGAATCTTGGCCCCCCGGGGCGGGATGGCCAGCAAGCCGTCGTGGTCGGACAGCACCAGGCTCAGCTGGTCGGCCTCGAGGCCGCGGTTGTCCGTCAGATCCAGGCTGATCAGCCGCGGCGCGATGAGGGCGCTGATGTCCTTGCCGTCGACCAGGATCTGATAGCGCGCCTGGGCATAGGTAGCGCCCTGCACCAGGTCGCGGCCAAGGGTGCGCAGCTGGCCGATGGCGGTGTCGAGCAGCTCCTGGATCACAGCAGTTTCCTCAGCAGGGTTCCCATGCCGGCCATGCCGGCGCCGAGCAGCTCGCGGCCGGTGTCGTCGTCGACGCGCTTGAGGGCGATGCTGAACTCGATCCGGCGCGGGGTGCCGTCCTGGAAGAAGAGCGTCTTGGTCTCGGTGATGCTCTCGATGACCCAGAGCCCGTAGATCCGCCCGCTGCCCTCGATCAGTGGCCAGGCGCCGCCGGTGCCGGCCATGTAGCGCAGCACGTCCAGGCTGCTGGGCGTGCCGGCAAGCTCCGGGGCGAGCCAGCCGGGCAGGGTGATGCTGTCGTCGCCCTTGCCCAGGAACTGGCGCGCCGGCGCGGCGCCCACGCGGGAGCTGGTGGCGTGGCGGTAGTCGGTCTGCCGCTGGAGCTCCTGGTAGGCGAGGGTGTAGAGGCTGAAGATGAAATTGCCGAGGGCCATCATCATGGTGGTCAGGTCCTATCCTTGAGGCTGCTGCGGCCGCGGGCGGCCTTCTGGCTCTCGATGCGGGCCAGGGCGGCCTGGACCTCGCGGGCGATCGCCTGGGCGTCCGTACCGGCACCCGCGTTGATGGTGATGTTGTAGACGTCACCGCCCGCCGGGGCAGCAGGGGCTGCAGCGGACATCGCGGGCCGGTCGTCGAAGGTGATGCCGTTGGCCAGCGCGGGAGTGGCGGCGGTGCCGATGCCCAGGGCGACCGCGCCGGCGCTGGCGATGCGCTTGGCGGTATCGGCGATCTGGGCCAGCGGAGTGCCTTCCCCCTTGCCCAGGCCAATGGCCAGGCCCTGCATGGTGAACTCGCCCAGGGAGGCGAAGACGCGGGACGGCGAGTGGATGTC